GATGTCGGCAATACTGATTTTTACGCACCCGGTGCAGCATTTTTGGCCAAACCTCTTTTTAAAGTAAAAGGCAAAAAAAATAAAATACTTGTACAAAGAAGAAATAAGTTTAAATACTTCTGATGGACCTAGGTCATTGGATTTTAAAAGAGGGTATATCTTTTAATGAATCGTCATTTGGATTCATTTATGAGATATGCAATACAGTTACAGGTAGAAAATATGTAGGTAAAAAGCAATGTCAGAGTAAACTAAAGCGTAAACCCTTAAAGGGCAAGAAAAATAAAAGAATAGAAATAAAAGAGTCTGATTGGAAAAGCTATACAGGGTCGTCAAAAGAGCTTAATGAAGATATTGAAAAGTACGGTAAAGACAAATTTACTTTTACTATATTACATGCATGTGGGTCTAAATGGGAATTAGGATATAGAGAAATAAAAGAGCAGATAGAAAGAGATGTAATCTTAAGAGATGATTATTATAATGGCATTCTAAATGTCAGGATAGGGACGCCGCCTAAGAATTTTAGTATTGACTAGTACTAAAATTCTTTTATAATTTAAAGATGAGAGGAGTTTATTTTGAAGATAAAAACCTTGGCATACGATTTGCAAGTTGTCAAGTTATTTTTGATAGGGAAATAGAGCCACAATTGACAGAGGATGTTATTAAGTATGGGCTTGAAAAGAATAATCGTTTAAAAAGACAGTTTATAGTATACAGGGTGGCCTCGTTTTTTACAGATTCTCTTGGTAATAGTATCAATGTTAAGACTGTTTTCTTGCTTCCAACAAAAATAATCTCTCAACATTTTAGCGGAGAAGATATTTTTATATACAACAGTTTTAGAAATATTTTTAATATTTTATCAATTAATTTTCTTAATACAGATTTATCTCAAGCAGACTTTCAGAACATACTTGGCAAGAATACGGGAGAAAGTAAAGAACTTAAAGCAAGAATAACTAATAATTTATATAAGCGCGGTACACCTAACCTTACAAAACTCTATTCTTATCTTAAGAAATACAAAATACATAAGCTACAAGAGGATATATCTCAAAACATTAAGATCAAATTAGGGTTGTTTGTAGCATAAATATAATATAATGAAGTTTTTAGCTAAGCTAGCAGAAGAATATAATAAACTAGAAGTTGAAAAGCCTCAATGGGTGGAAGAATATGTTACACCCACAACACCATCTTCAACAGTTGCAACCACACCCTCTACATCAATAACAGGTACTAAGCCAGGTAGTAATCTAGGTAAAGCCATACAAGACACTCTTGATGTTCAAATTGACCCGGAATTGGCTAAGAAAAAAGAAGAATTAGATAATGTTTATAAGCAAGTAGCGGATGCCCTTAAGAAAAAGGCAATGGACGCAACAAATAAGCTTAAACAAACATCGAGTGAATTAGCCGCTACCCCAACGACAGCAGTGCCGTCGGTTCCAGCGGTATGAAATTTAATAAATTACTAGAAACAAAATATAGAGAGCTTTTCGAGCAAGTACCTCCTCAAGATTTAAACATACCTGCTCCGGAAGCTCCTGTAGCTGCACCGGCGCCGGCTGCTGCTGTTCCTCCAGCTGAACCGCCTCAGCAGAAGCCATTAACACCTGAAGGCGAAGTATTTTTAATTAATCTTATCCGTAAAGCCTTGTTTATGAACCCTGATGATCTAGGATTAAAGACAATTAAGGAGTTACCAGAAGTAAATGCAAAAAACGCGTCTGAGATTTTAGATAAGATTGTCAAGTTAATGCAAGTAGAAGCTATTGATTTGGATGTAAATACGAAATAATTAAAAAGTATTCTAATACTATTGACGTTATTACTAATAAGGAAGTTGGTGGTCAATAAATAATATTATGAATAGGGACATTAAGTTATTGTTTGAGGCTTATAATAGTATTAAAGAGGCAGAAGATACTAACATAGACACCTTTCATAAAGAATTGGCCAAACAATGGGCTAGTTTATTCTTAGATAAATTACATGAGTATCCTATTACCAGTAGATCGGCACACTTAGAAAGATTGCTTGATGGTTCATTAGAAGTTTTTAAGAAGTATATTCTAGATGATATTAAATCTAAAAAACTATCTTATTTAAAGGCAGACGCTTTTTCAAAAAGCGAAGATGCTCAAAGCATTGTAAAAAAATTCACAGTAGTAAGTGGAGGTGTAGATAACACCAGTGATGTAGGTTTTGATTTGAGTGAAGTGGACCACGAGCAAGCCCAGAGCTTGCAAGATGTAGTAGACAGAACAATTGAAGACATGGAGAATGATGAAGATTTTGCAGATACTTTTCCTCAAGAATACAGAGAATTTAAGAACAATATGTTTATTATGTCCACCGATAGTGGTGATTTTGTGGCTGTACTTCCAGGGCATTTAGACGAGAAGCAAGTATTTGCAAAATTGGCATCAGCTTTCAGTGAAGATAAAAAAGGCCTATCAGATCAAGAATATCACCAAGCCCGTAAATTTGGGCTTGAAAGCGCAGGAGAAGTGGTCGGTAAAGGCCCTATAAAGATTCAGCTGACTAAAGACCAGACTTTATTATGCACAAGAGATGGACGGGAGCAAGAAGTAAAGTTCGTTAAAGGTGTTATATTTAATTGTGATGAATGGGTAGGGGATTATTATCATTGTGAATCAAAGAAATATGGTGGTGTTGCCGTATTTCCTCCAGACATTAAGCTATTAAGCGCCCCAGAGGGCACAATTACTCATCTAACTCCAGAGTAAATGTAAAGGTTTACCTGTTTACTTAGTTTATTAACATATAAATAACAAGTGGCTTACATATCCCTAAAAGACCTATATTTTGAAGACGTAGCCGGCATAACTGTGCCTCCGCTGCCTAGACAACAGGTAAATACACCCCCGGTCAAAGTTTTTGTGCCGGGTGATGAATATGTACCTCAAACACCGTGGACAGAATACGATATATCTCCAGATTTATTTCAAAAAACAGCAGGTGGGGATAAGGAAGGTACTGGTAGAGGAGAATACAGTATAGCATGTATATTGTATGGGTTCAAGACTAAGGAACAAGTGGATAAAGCATCTGGTAGAATTATACAAGGCGGGGGAGCTTCTTTTGACGTGGTAGGACCAGATAAACGCAAGTATGAGGTAAAAGAATTAACTAAAGCTGTACGTACAGGAACGGAAGGAACCGGGGTTTTTACAGATATCCTTAATTCGACAATAGAATTGTTAGATGCTATACTAAAGGAATTTAATACGCTAGACGCCCAGGGTAAGCAGACCATAAACAATATGATTCTAAATAGCAATACAGTAAAAAGCACTATTCTTAACAGAAAAAGTCAAAAGGGACATTTTGACGCTATTAAAGACAGGTGGAGCTTAGATGAATATTTAAATGACATAAAGCGTAAAGCCCCAAGAGAGCTCTCTAAAGGTATTCTTATTTCTCCTATTTTAAATTTAGGTCAATATAAAGAAGAGCGCCCTTACGTAATTTTTTCCTTAAAACAATTAGTTGATGTATTAAACGAGATTGCCTCTACACAAGTCGCAACAGGCAATGAAGAAGGTACACCTAATCCAGCTGTAAGGGATATCGCCGATACTATCAATAAACATTACAGCGTACAAGGTGATGAGAAAGAAAAAGAATTTTTCAAAAAAGAGGCAGAGAAAATTGATAGGGCATTAATTCAAAAGAGATGTAAGGAATTTAAAAAATGTACTGATGAATTATCTTTTAGAAAGCAAATAATAGCACTTAATTTGTCAGGAATGCTTAAGCTAATTCAAGATAAAACTCAAGATATTGTTGAGAATTTATTTCCAAATGATGGGTTATTTGCAGTAAACAGCCAAGGCTTTCAATACATTCCGCATAGTAAGTTAAATACCTATCTTGCTTTTGATACAATAAGTTCAGGAAGTGTAAAGATCAAGCAAAAAATAGCTAGTAATGAAACCATTTAAACAATTTCTTACAGAACAAAATGGTAGTAGTATAGGTTTTTTTCCTGGAGCATTTAAACCGCCTCACAAAGGCCATTTTGATACTGCAAAACAAGCTGCAACAATTAATGATGCAGCAGTAATTTTAGTTTCAAAAATAGATAGAGATAACATATCAGCCGACGACTCAATGTTTGTCTGGGAGACTTATAAACAGTATCTACCAAAAAACTTGTATGTGTTTTCAGTTCAAGGGTCCCCTGTTTTAACTATATATCAAATTACAGACATCCTTAACAATGGTGTTTTTACCCCCACACCTAGAGCCCCTACCCCTCTACCTGCGGCAACAGAAATAGCAGATTTGTTAAGAAAGTTTAACCCACCTTACAGTGTTAACCTTTATGCAAGTCAAGAAGATACAGAAAGATTTAAATCATTCTATGGACCAAGTAAAGAGATTTTCCAAGGAAAAAACGTACAAAGTATTGCTATGAAAGATATTTCTCGACTAGCGTCTGCGACAGATGCACGTGCAGCATTGTTAAAAAATAATGCAAAGGGGTTTCATTCTTTATTACCAAATATTGCAGATCAAAGTAAAGAGGCTATCTTTAATCGATTAAAAAAATGAAATCTTTTAAACAATTCTTGCTCAAAGAGCAAATTATAAAAGAAGAGCGTACTTCTTATTTTTCACCACATCTCTCACATTTAGAAGACTTAGCTGTAGAGAACGGTAAAGCAGGATTTAAAGATTTTCTGACACATGTAAATTTAATTTCTAAAAAGATTCAAGGCTACGAATCAGAGCAAGAAATTAATGCAAAAATAGATGGAAGCCCTGCTATTTTGTTTGGTATTGATCCAAAAACTAAGACTTTTTTTATATCATTAAAATATGTAGTGGATGAATCTACCGATACAATAAAAGAAAATGCAAAACTCTTTCATACATCAGAAGAGATAGATCAAGCTATGTCGGATAGACCAGATTTTGCATCTAGGCTTAAAAATTTATTAGAGCAGTTAACACCAGCTTATGATAATTCTGGGTTAATATATCAAGGTGATGTTTTATACGCTAGTCAAGAAGATAAAAAAAGAGTGAAAATAGGTACAGAAGAGTTTATTACTTTTGAACCAAACACTATAATGTATGCTATTCCTATGGATGATAAATCAGAACTATTTCATAAAGTATTAAACTCTTCAGTGGGGGTAGTTGTTCATGATAGTTTTAAAGGGGTAGTAGATAAAGAATCGGGGATAATAAAACTTGTACCGGCGTCTAAAAACATTGACAGTTTGATTGCTAGTAGTACAAATTCAAAAGCATTCATAAAAGGTAGCAATTATCGTACTTTTGCTTTTGATATACCCGATAAATTTTTTGATAATCTTAATACACTTATAGTGGACGCTAGTAAGCATATAAACTCTATTTCTGATGAATTTAATAATGAATATGTGTCGCCTGGTAGGGGGGCGCCTTCTAGCCAAATCCTAGATATGTTAAAGCGCTATTTAAATAAGCAACTTGACCTAGAGGACTCAGGACTGTTTGGGGCAGCAAAGACTAGCGGTAGATTAAACTTTAATGCATTTTACAAGGGGTTTCAACAATATGTTGAGTCGCAGATAACAAAAGGTATAGAAGGACTTGGACCTAAGGGTCAAGCCCAACGCCAGCAAAGACTTAGTATTGTTCAAAGCTTTTTACAGAACAACGCAGCTAATTTTGAGCATCTATTAACAGCTACCTTTGAGATGGTAAAAATTAAGTACCTTATTTTTAATATACTGTCTCAACTAGATACTAAGCTAACACAGCATGCTTTTTACAGACTTCCCGATGGCTCGTATGTTAAAACAAAAGATGAAGGCTATGTTTTGTTTGCTGGTAATAATCAAGTAAAGATTGTAGATAGAGTAGATTTTTCTAAGATGAACCGCTTAGTTGGCGGTAGGCGCAGAACCCTTATTACCTGATTCGTTAATAGCATTTAATGCTTCAAGATTAAAAATTGTTTGGCGTAATACAGATTCTAGAACTTCTTTACCCTCACCGTACAGCATATCTCTTATTTTAGATACTATTTTTAATTCATGTGAATTTTCATCTGCATCAAACTCACCGTCTTTTCTAAATTTGTTATATTCAAGATAGTTTTTAACACTCTCAATATAGCTTGCAGCTAATGTAATTTTACTGAATACCCAAGGTTCTAAATCTTGATTGTCTTTTAGTAGATTGTAAAGAGCTTTTGACCCGTTATGAATTTTATATAGTTCGTTCTTTGCCATATCAGCTTCAGATTCACCAGAACCGGTAGAGGGTTCAACAGGGGTAATTTTTGAAGAATCTTCACAATTTTCACTATTTTTACACTGTAAACAATCTTCACCATCTTCACACCCACAAGATTTTTTATTAAGCTTTATTACTGTTGATGTGTTATTGGAAGGTACCATATTCGTGGTTTCGGCCGCGGGGCCCAGGTTTAATTCATTAACTACAATCTGGGTATAAGCTTCGGAAATTTTTTCTAATTCACCTTTTCTGCTCATTTTATATATTTATTCAAATAAATACATAATATATGCGTAGTTACAAAGAATTTTTCTATGAACAAATACTAGGGGCTACGGAAGGTATTACTATTCAACATGTTGGAAACGTTAGAGCCACTGTAGACACTGGTAACAGCGGTTATAATGTACTTCATGCAGAAATAATTGATGGTGCAAAAGAGGGACATGTAAAATTTAAAACAGTAAACGACAAAGTGTTAGAATTGCCTGTAAAAGAGTTTATAACGGTATCCGGAAATAATAATACCAACGATAGACCAGTAGTAGAGTTAGACTGTAGCTTGGGCCAAGAACAATTTAATAAAGTTCCTTTCAGCCTTGCGGACAGAAGTCAGCAAGATACCCCTGTTCTCTTAAGTAAAGATTTTATAAAATTAAATGGCGGTGTTGTTAATGTTAATATTAACAGCGAAATTAAAAAATAACATTGCTTACCCCTATACAACTTAAGACATATCTTAAATTGTATGCGTTAATTTTATCTACCACACACACGGTAGGTGAGTAAACAAATTCACTATCAACCCTCATTCCGATCTCTTCCCCAGGTAACAAAATATCATCCACATAGTCCATAGCCCCTCTTCTTTTTAAAAAAGAATAATATGGGTCTTTCGGCTCACCTTCTACAATTACATTATAATGACAAAACTCGTGTGCATAAAAGGTAAGATCTCTAAAACAAGAAATACTGGAAGGAGGATTAACCAACTCCCCGCGTATAATTAAATTACACTAATTATTTAGTCAAATTAGATTAATTTTCGGTTTTGTGCGAACTCAATAAACTTGTAAAATTCGTTTCTAGAATTATCTTTATCATCTAGAAAAGCACCAGACATTCTTGCGGTACGCATAGTTGAATCATGTCTAATGCCACGGTTAGAGCAGCATGTGTGAGCGGCCTCAATCATAACAGCTACTCCTTTATTCTTAATACAAACTTCATCAATATACTTGTGAATTTGCATTGTAAGGTTTTCTTGTACTTGAGGGCGACGAGAAAACCAATCCACAATACGATTTAATTTACTCAATCCAATCACCTTACCGTCCTTTGCAGGAATATAAGCAACGTGGGCAAACCCCATAAAAGGTGCGTGGTGGTGTGAGCAGAGCGATGTAACTTTAATATTGGTTTGAGATACAATACCATCATACTTATCTACATTATCAAACGCGGTAATCTTAGGCGGCTCACTATAACATCCCCAGGCAAAGTCTTCTACAAATGCCTTAGCAACCCTAAAGGGGGTGTTGGCACTATTTGGATCGTTTCTCCAATCATAACCCAAAGCGTCCATGTATGCTTCATACGCGGCCGCGGCCTTTAGTATAATTTGATTTCTCTCTTCCTCGGAATGTGGATGGTTATGATTGGCAAAAGCTAGCTTTTTCTTATTAAACATATTATTATTATATCAATAATGTTAGATAATCAAGATAAATAATCAAACATTCTATGTTAAACAAATTAATAGAAAATACCTTTAAGAACACACGTTTAAAGCGAGTTAGGGTAAAGTCTGATCCGTCAATACCGCCTGTGTTTGGATATGAAAATGTAAGCTGTTTTGAAGGTTATGTACTTGAGGAATGTGGTGAAGGTATGGTGAACGTTTATATTATAAATGCTCCACCAGCAGCAGATCCTATCCAGCAAGTAAGTGTAGCGCAATTAGAGCCGGTTGAAACAATATCTGCTACTCCTCAAATTTCAGATATAAAAACAGCACTTTTAAGAGCCTTAATCAAAGCAGGTCATGGAGAAGAGACCCCTGTCTATAATCAGATTAGAAATACTAGTAGTATAGATTTTATAAAAGCTTTTTTAGCCCAAGCCAATATTAGTATAGAGGATTTAATGGCAATTAATAATGAAAGCACTCTTCTGCCTTCTCCTTCAGCTGATGAAGATGTAAAAATTAAAAATAAAGCAGAAGATATATTTGGAACCCGCGAAGGTAAATTTGATAGGTTATTAAAGGCTACGGGTAAAGGTTTAAATCTTTTAACTAAAACAGTAGGTGCAGGTGCAGAGCTGGTCCTAGGAAAGGATAATATAGTTGCAAGAGTTAACAGGTTTTTAAAATCTTTTGAAATAGGTGATCTTGTTGATATTAAAAAAGTAACCGATAGGGCTAGAACAAAGGACTATTCACATTTACCTTACAATAATGAACCTGTTGTAATAACAGGCTTACCAAAGTTATCTTATCAGAAATATAATGAGGTTAAATACCAATTAATGGGTAGAATAAAAAATGTAAAGCTTTCCACCGACGGTATAATGTATGTTGTTGGGGATATACAACCAGAGTTAAATAAGATAAAAAAAATATTGTTAGATTTTACCTATCTTGATAACCCTTCTAAGGTAGGCAAAATTATTTTTGAAGATGTTGAGGGGGCAAGATTTTACAATAGGGGTACTATTGTATATTCTAATAGTGTGTGGTTGGTCAAGTTAGGTTCTCTAAACATTAACGATAAAACATCGGAGAATAAGAAAGATAATGCTTTCATAGCGGCCTCAATAAATCTTCTTAAAGAATCTTTAGGCACTAATTATGACGATTTGGCTAGAAGACCAGATTACAGTCTTATAGTAATTGAGGTTGCTATAGAGCTTAAGAAGCATAACCCGGAGACTATGGCGCAAATTGGAAAGTTTTTTAAGGAATATCTCCCCAAACAAGAAGAATATTTTAAATTATCAACAGATGAAAAGATAAATAGTATTAGAGGTTATTTAAAAAAGTTTAAGGAAACAACAAATGCCATCTAAAACAGAAAAACAGAAGAGATTTTTTGGTGCCGTTATGGGGGCGAAGAAGGGTCAGTCTAAAGTTTCCGGTAAAGCAAGAGAAGTTGCCAAAGAAATGCCTAAAAAAGAAATTAAAAAGTACTTAAAAAAAGAAAATTTTGATAATGTGGTTAATCATTTACTAGAGAAATTCTTTAAAGAAGGTATGACATTAGAAAAGAATTACACCTGTAAATAGGCTAAAGAAAAGAATTGTGATTGTGATGGTTGTTCAGATTGTATCGAAAATCAGTCTAGCGCTTGATTTATCACTATAAGTTAATATACTATATAGATGTCATTTCAATTTGAAAGTACAAAAATTATTGATTTAGGTAGTTGTGCGTTTAGACAATGGAGAGCTGATAGTCATTGTAAGTTTATTCATGGCTACAGGCTGCAAGCTAAATTCTGGTTTGGTTGTAACAATTTAGACGAAAAGAATTGGGTTGTAGATTTTGGAGGTTTAAAGCAATTAAAATTAACTTTAGAGAAACAGTTTGATCACACATTATGCATTGCTGGTGATGATCCTTTATTAGAAGATTTTAAAAACCTACATAACAAAGGTGCTGTTGATTTAAGAATTATGCCAACAGGTGTAGGTATAGAGCGTACAGCACAATGGTGTTTTATAAATGCTGACATTATTATAAGATCCCAGACAAATAATAGATGTTGGGTTGAAAGAGTAGAGGTATGGGAGCATGATAAAAATTCTGCTATTGTAACGCGAGACTATGTTACAGTACCACAACATGATCCTTATGTTTCAGAGAAACATAATGCAGAACAATTTGAACTACCTTTTCAACCACAGGCTACCACGGTTGCTGCTCCTGCTCCAGAGATACAAAACGCAGTTACAAGGAGTAATGCAGCTGCGGTCGGTAATGAAATGTCTACCGGTTGGGGCAATCCATTTGGTGGTACTAGCTGGGGTTCTTAATAGTCTTAACTATAGAAACTATAAACTTTAGTAGCTTGCTCCTGGTAATATCGTCTTCGGTAAAGTGAAACGTTTCAATACCATGTTCCTTGCTGTTTTCACAACTGAAAGCTTTCATAAAACTCTGAAAGCCAGATTTAGGAATATCAGATTGCAAGGAATCACCAATAACAAATAACTTACAACCCTTACCAAATCTAGTTAGAATTGTTGTTAATTCATTATGCTCTAGATTTTGTGCCTCATCAACAATTACCACATTGTTGGAAAACGTTGCTCCTCGTAAAAAATTAACAGGTATACATTTTAAATATTCATTCTCAAAGAGTATATTAGCTATTTGCTTACCCACAAGCTCATCACATTTTTCTACTAATGGTATGCTCCATGGCTTAAACTTATCGTCTACCTCCCCCGGTAAACTACCTAGTTTTCTAGAAGCTGATTCAACAATACTCCGTATATACACAATTTCATCTGCCTTTCGCTCTTTAAGTAATGTTAAGGCAACATACACAGCAAGATATGTTTTTGAGCTTCCTGCTGGTCCATCTGCAAAAATGATGTTTGTTTTATCATCAAAAGCCTTCTCTGCAAAAGCTTTGTGATGTTCATTTAAATGAAACTTTTGATCAATTTTAAAATTTAGAAGAATATCAGACTTAATGAGTTTTTCTTCAAATTTAGCAGCCTTTCTGGCTGCTCTAGCCATCTTAGACATCTGTATTATTTATTCAAAATCTACATTGATTAATGCAAAGTTAACCTTATAATAATACTATGTCTTTAGATACAACAATATTTTTAAGTGATGATAAGGTTTTTTATACAATAGAAGGGGAAGGCGAATATGTAGGTCACCCATCGGTGTTTATGAGATTATCGATGTGTAATTTAACGTGTAAAGGGTTTGCTTCTGCTGATTCACCTCACGGGTGCGATAGCTTTATAAGTTGGTCAGTAAAAAATCATTTTAAAATTAAAGACATTTTAGATTTACTGGATAATGAGGGGTATACAAAGCATTTACGTGAAGGGGCCATCTGGAAGATTACAGGGGGTGAGCCTCTAATTCAACAGAAAAACCTATTAGAACTGGTTAGAGAGTTTGCTAAGCGTAATGGGTTTATACCAAAAATAGATTTTGAGACTAATGCAACTATTCAACCTTTAGATGACTGGACAGCATACCGGGTAACATATACAACCTCTCCAAAGCTATCTAATAACGGTGACCCAGAAGAAAAGCGCTATAAACCTGCCGTACTTAAATGGCACGTTAGTGCCGGTTCCGGATTCAAATTTGTAATTAACGAGCAAAAAGACTTAGACGAAGTATATGAGAAGTATATCAACCACCCAGATATATTGTTGCCAAGACATAGAGTATGGTTAATGCCGTGTTGTGGTAGTAGGCAAGAGCATACAGAAAAAGCTTCTATGGTAGCAGAATTATGTAAAACACATGATATGAAATTTAGTCCAAGGTTGCAGCTAGTAATTTGGGATAAAGCATTAAAAGTATAGTTGATTTTTTATACTCTTTATTTAAATTAACTTATGAACGTAAACATCGATGTAACTATTTCTGGTGAAAATGGTGGTGATGAATCATTTAGAGTACTATTAAATCAGGATGAACTTACCAATATTATTAAAACTGAAGGTCTAGAAGCTGGTAATAAGGCATTAGATACTTTTGTAGATAAGTTTGTATTGCAGTTTAAGTCTAAGCTTGCTTCTGTTATCAATCGCTAATTATAATAAATAATTGGTGATTCTTAATAAGTTTGATAAGAAAGCAAACGAAATTTTACAAATTTTACAAGAGAACCCTGCGGCCGCAGCGGTTGCTATACCCGCATTAACTAAAGTGGCCCCGTGGGTAGCAGGTCTTTTTTCTGTATTAGTAGGAACCCTGGTCGGTGTGGGGGGTGGTGCTTGGGCGCCTCCATTACCGACTCCAACAGAAACAGATGTAAAACCTGAAATAGATAAAAATAAGCCTAAAACATATCCACCCTTAGTTCCTCCAATACCTTCAACTAATGCACCAGATGTAGTTGGTGGTAGTACCCCTGGGGTTTCTCCAGCACCAGATGTAGTCGGGGGTACGCCTGAAATTTCTGCACCGGCGCCAGCAGGTGTAAAAACACCTGATGCAGCACAACCAGTACCAGTAGATCAAGCAGTGCCAGTAGATCAAGCAGTTCCTGTTGATCGATCAATTACTAATACTGCACAAAATGTTGGTGCTAAAGAAAAAGAAATTGCTGTAGCCAAAGATGCTGTACAAGATAAAACGGCTGGTCAAGCACCTATCGTAGCCCCACCACCACAATTAAAATTTTCTAAAACAGGCAATTTTAAATTAGAACGTCCAGAAGAAGGGTTTCCTAACTACCAATCACTAACACCTTATGCTATGGGACAATCCTATACTGACAACTCTAATCTATCACCTAATAGTGTGTGGAAGCAAGTTATGAAAGGTAAGCAGCCCATAGAAGAGCTTCCCGCTGATATGCAGTCCCCTGAAGAAGTGGCCCAAAGATTTAAGAAGTGGAAAGCAGATCAAAAGAAAAGAAAATACGAGGCCCCTGGTGCTTTTGGTGGTTTAGTCGGGGAACCCAATCTAGATTAATTACAATTATATTATAAAATAAGATATGCGTATAGCTTTTAGCGGAGCCGCTTGTACAGGTAAAACAACAACAATTAGCGCCTTTTTAGCCAAATGGCCAAATTACAAGTCTCCAGAAACTTCATACAGAACATTAATATCAAATAATAAGCATAGTAAGAGAACAGATAAAAAGATTCAACGTAGTATTTTGCAGTTTATGGTAGATCAACAAAAAGGATATACCTTACATGATAATATTGTTTATGATAGGTGTGGGCTTGATAACGTAGTATATTCGCTATGGTGCCATGATAAGGGTATAAAAGGGTTTAACAAGCAATATATAGATGAATCAATAGAACTTGTAAAAGAGAGTATGAGAACCTTGGATATTATATTTCTATCAACCAGAGATTTAATGGGACCTATAGTCAATAATAATATAAGAGAAGTTGACCCAGAGTTTGTTATGGAAACTGATAATATTTTTAGGGCTATTTACAGTCAGCTTCTATCAACAGGTGCTTCACCCTTCTTTCCTCCTCACGATAGCCCGGGGCTAATTGAACTTAAAGGGACAACAGAAGAAAGAATAGATCTTATTAGTATGTATATTACCCCAGAAGGTAGTATGTATGGTGAAGAACAAAGCCTAGTAAATATGGATGAAATCGCCAAAATGGAAAGCCTTCTAAGAGAACAAAAAGGGTTAGCTGCTAAAGAAAAAGGTATTTTGTAATAAATATCTTAATGTTATTTGATAAAAATTACAATTTTATAATGGAAAGTTTTAAGTCAATTAAAACCATTCATAGACTGTTTTATCCAAGAAACTTTAATCTATCTGAAGAATTTATAAATTCTTTTCGAAAAGAATATGCAAGGTTAAAGTCAATGAATATTGATGATAGAAGAATTTTACAGAAAATGATTAAGGCGCTACCCTTTCATAAGGATAACGTAAATATTAATACTCTATAATAACAACCCCGGCTGCTCCACTACCACCAGCACCGCTTGCAGAACCTCCACCACCGCCGGCTCCCGTATTATCTGAACCGTTTTGACCGCTCACGTTACTACCATTACCACCGCGACCGGCTCCTGAGCCCATAAACCCTGGTCCGCCTCGTCCGCCTGCAGCAAACGCCGCAGTACTCCCCGCAATACCATTTTCACCAGAAGAGCCTGCTAAAGGTATATCACCACCAGACCCTGCTAATCCCCCTGCCCCACCGGCGACCGCACCTCCAGCAGACCCAACAGTGCCACCAGAACCTCCCGGTGCTATAACCTGTGTTTCTCCTGTAACCGTAAAGGTGGACTGACCGCCTGCTGCAGCTGCAGCACCACCGGCGCCAACCACATAAGAATATGTTTTACCTCTTACATTTGTAAAATATTTTATGTTTGTACTGCCCCCGCCACCACCACCTCCAGCTCCTGAGCTGCTGGAGCCGCCTCCACCTCCCCCGCCACCTACTATAGTCACCTTAATATTGTTAACACCGGCGGGAAATGTTACACCGGATGCTGACCCCCCACCAGTAGGTGCGTATCTAATAACAGTGGTAAACCCTGGTTGGCGAGACTCTACCGTAGCACTCAAGGTATTAACCCGACTACTAATAGTGGCTACAGATGTATAAAAACTAGTATTGTTTGGCCCTATTACAAAATCTTTAAAATCTATAATGTTTGTGCCTGTACTATTTTCAACAATAAGATAATTGCCGTTGACAATTTCCTCTATTTGGTTTAACTCTTTAATATTAACCTTGTTAAACGTCGACATATCAGTTATTTATTACTTTAGATATAGTTGCAATACAATTATTTTTAATATAATAAACGTATGACGGGTGTAGGAATTGTAACATGTAATCGACCGAAATTTTTTCTTAAATGCTTTAGAACTATTCCCAAAGATGTTGAGCTTGTTGTAGTTAATGACGGTTCGAAATTTGAAGATTGGGAGAGACTATTAAACGAAAGACCTTTTAAATTTATACAAAACGAACAAAATCTAGGCGTAGGCAAATCAAAAAATAAGCTGCTTAAAGCGTTGCTTGAAAAGGGTTGCACAGATCTTTTTTTAATTGAGGATGATATTATAGTTAAAGATCCAGAGGTATTCAATGAATATATTAGAGCCAAAGACATAACAGGTATACAGCACTTTAATTTTGGATATCATGGCCCGGCTAATAAGGGAAATATATCCGGTGGTGCACCAACACCTCGATATATTATAGATTACGGTGATATAAAGATAGCATTTAATGCACACAGTGTTGGTGCTTTTTGTTATTATTCGAAAGCATGTTTAGATAAAGCAGGCTTAATAGATGAAGACTATACAAATGCTTTTGAACATGTTGATCATGATTATAGAATTTTTAAAGTTGGTATGGGGGCACCCTACTGGCATTTTCCGGATATAGCAAATAGTATGGATTATTTAGATGAAATAGAATGTTCAGAAAAAAGTAGTGCAATAAGACCGAGAACAGATTGGCGGTCAAATATAGAGCACGGGGTAAAGCTTTTCAAAGAGAAGCATGGTTATTTACCCGCTTGGCAAGGTGCAGTTCCAGATATGGATGAAAAGAAAGTTAGAAGAATTTTAAAAGACCTGCAACGCTTTTACGCAAAGAGAGATTAAATGCCAGCTAATAAAAAGATTGCTTTCGGGGTAAATTTGTTCGGTAAATCAGTTCGAACTGATTTATGTATAGAATCACTTCTTGTAGTAAAAAGCAAATATCCAGATATTATAGACTTATACAATATTCAATTTGAAGACAAAGCTATCAAAGGTAGAGAGCATCCGGGTATAAAAACCCTATTTGTATTAAAAGAATCTAATAAAGACTATGTAAAAGAATCAACACGGACTATACCTATGTTGAGAGAAGTTTTTGATAAATTAGCTGATTTAAATTATGAATATTTTGCATTTACTAATGATGATATTATAATTTCGGACAGACTAATAAAAGTTTTCTTAGAGACAGACTACGATTCATGGCCAGCGAGTAGGCTGGCCATTGAGCCTATTTTTACTTTATCTGAACCAATTTCAGGCGATCATTATCAGGTTGCAGGTTTTGATACATTTATTTTTAAGACTTCTTGGTGGAAAAAGAAACGATTAGAGTTTCCGAATTATATCCTAGGCCATCCTTGTTGGGATGTACATTACGCTACATTATGCTTAAGGCATGGAAAATCTAAATTCTGTAACGACTGGCCACCACCCACCTTTCATATAAAACACGGCGGGGGAGATCAATACTCCACACTGGAAGTAGATTATAATAATAGTTTATACTGGGTACCCTGTAGATTTGATGTTGATATGTGGCATCACTACCTCTTTAATGTCTTACTAGTGAGACCAGGTATAAATTATTGGACGCCGCATAAAAATGAAGCTGAATTAGAGAAGGTCTGTTTCAATGATACTTGGTTTAAAACGAATTATTGGTCTTATTCGGGTGCGCAAGCAGCTGCACAAGCACAACTTTTAAAAAGTTTCTACCAATAAGTTCCACCCTCAATCTTCATATAACCCTCCGGCGTCTCTTCAGCAGAAGGCCTTACCCAGGCATTATTATAAAAATGATTAAAAATTCTCATTTGTTCCCATCTTTTACCTTTTATACCAAATAACATTTGAAGTGCCCCGCCTAAATGTACTGCTTGTTTATTCATATTTTTGGCAAAAGCTGCTAGCGGTAATGATGATGCGCCTGTACCTATCAATGCTACATCGTAATCAGCTTGAAACATTTGATATTTGATATCATCGATCATTTCTTTCCATGTTAGATATTTGTTCTTATCACCAGTAATAGCCTTACTTGTCGGGTGAAAAATTGTTTTTAAATCAAATTGCGGGAGTACTTCCGGATTTCGCCAGATACTCAATCTATTTGAATATTGTTTTTTTATCGTTTCGGTAAAAGGGCTTATAACCAAAACTCGCTTATCCTTTAGAAGACTAGTCCAAGGCAATCCATGATAAAAAGATTCTAATGATTGAAGATCAACCAATACACTGGAAGGATTTCTGCTTTTTATAAATCTTAGTTCAAAATCCCCTAATCCATTATTCCAAGGTGAAATAATATCTGTAGCTGTTACCGCGTCGGATAGTTGTTCACAAAAATATATTCTAGCCTCTTCTGTCTGAGGAAAGACCCCAGCATTAACAAAAATTTCATTTACAACTGTCGGGTTCCAGGAAATTGGGCTTTGATTGTGATGTTTGGCAAAAAAATAATTGTACGCACACATTAATTCGGCATTACCTATCTTACCTATACACAACGGTTTACCAGTTTTTAAAGCCTCATATATTTCCACACCGCCTTCCAAAAAGTTTAACACTTTAAAATCCATACTTTATTTTAATGTATATATCATTGAAATCCATTGATTATGATATAAAATTAATAAGTGAAGACTGTACTGGTAAGCTTTGCAAACGAGCGTTTTTTTCGCAGTCAAGGCATGTTAGTTGAATCTGGTAAAAAGTATTTTTCCGGACATGCCTCTTATACAATAGACTTGCTCAATAATGAATTTAAGGACAAAAATAAGCATATCTTACAGCAACCTAGAGGGTGTGGTTATTGGCTATGGAAACCATATATTATACTCAATACATTAAACCTTCTCAAAGACGGTGATTTGGTGTTTTATGTAGATAGTGGTAATTTAATAATAAATGATCCAAAGCCTGTAATAGATCTTTGTTTAAAAGAAGAAACCGGTATTTTATTATTTGAGAATAGAGATGGTGCACCCCCAGGGACAATATGGAAAAATTACATGTGGACAAAATATGATTGTTTTGAACGTATGGGCTGTACAGGTGAAAAATATACAGAGGGCAATCAAATAGATGGTTCATACATCATAGTGCAGAAGAATAAGTTTTCTGTTAAGTTTTTTAACGAATATTTAAAATGGTGTGAAACTGATGAAATTATTACCGATTTGCCAAGCAAAAAGCCAAACCACAAAGATTACAAAGACCACAGGCACGATCAATCCATTCTTTCGCTTTTGGCTATTAAGTATAATATTACTTTAGCAAGAGAACCATCTGAGTGGGGTAATTCTTATATAACTGAAAAATATGATTACCCTCAATTATTTCAACATCATAGAGGTTTAATATGTTAGAAGAAAAATTTTATGTAAGGTCACATATGGGTCTAGGTGACATGATATTATGTAACGCTATCGTACGTAATATATGTAAAAAATATAAAAACGTTGTCACTTTCGTAAAGCCTGAATATGAAAAAAGTATTAAGTTTATGTATAGGGACATACCTAACCTAGAATTGATTGTGATTAATGAGTGTGATATTGATAAACTTTTAGATACAGTAGATGTAAAAAATAAAATATGGCTTGGTTTTGGTAATATAGAGCATCTATTAGAAAAATATAGGTTTGATGAATGTTTTTATAGGCAGGTTGGCTTAAAATACGAGCGCAGATGGACAGATTTTTATGTAGAGAGAGATAAAATATCAGAAGAAAATCTTTTTAGTAAAAGCGGCCTAGTGAAAGGAGAATATATTTTTATTCATGATGACAAGGAGAGGGGGCTCTTGATACCTGACAAGATGCTACCTCAAGGGATTACACATTACAGGCCAGATAGAGCGGTTGAAAATATATTTGATTACTGTACTATAATTGAAAATGCCAAGCAAATCCATGTTATGGATAGTTGTTTTAAGCATATTGCAGATTCTCTTGACTTAACTAATGAGTTGTACTATCATGTTTATTTACGAAGTAATCGTAATCACAACGTTACCAATAGTAGATTGAGCTGGAATTATATTATATGAAAATTACAGCTGGTATGATTGTTTTTAATGCAGAAAAATTTGCTCCAGTTGGTATGCTTCAGGCTCAGTTGGAACAGTTATATTTTCTTGCAGATCAAATAGTTATCGTAGAAGGTGCAACAAAATCAGATAATAAAACCCATTATTTTGATGGTGATGCAACCTGGTGTACTGAGGATGGTAAGTCTAATGATAGTACTGTTAGTATTATCAAGAATTTTCCAGATCCTCAAAATAAGATTATTTTAGTAGAAGCAAAAGGATTCTGGAATGGTAAAACACAAATGTGTAATGAGTGGAGCAAAGTAGCCAATGGTGATTACATCTGGCAAATCGATGTAGATGAATTTTATCACAAAAAAGATATATTGAAAATAAAAAATATATTGCAAAAGTATGAGCCTAATGCAGTACATTTTTTTGCAAATCATTTTTGGGGAGATTATTTTAATTGTATAGATGAATCCTGCCCCTACACATGGGGAAACAATTTACCTTGGAGACGTATTTTTAGACACAAACCAGGAAGCAAGTGGCAGAGCCACGAACCACCTGTATATTTGTTACCAGATGGAACAGATTGCAATACCTTGCAATTGATACCAAGAGAGGAAACACTAAAGGTTGGATTGAAAATGTTTCACTATTCTTATGTAACACCAGAGCAAATTAGTTTTAAAGCCCGTTTCTATAAGCAATCTTGGACGGAGCAAACATATAAAGATTGGTTAGTAGATAAAGCTACACCTGTTAATGGTTCTTCTACAAAACCTTTTACAGGTCAGCACCCTGAGTGGCTTACCAAAATTATACCTATAAAATAATTTATGACCGATTTAACAACTTTTGTAATGCATCATTCTCCTTTAGGTTATAGAAAAGAAGCTCTTCTAAATGATCTAAAAGCTGTTTCTTTTCCATACAAAACTGTATGGGTAGAAAGCTTTCCACCATCTCTTTTTCAAGGTACTAATAAAATTACGGCTGGGGAAATGTCTCTTTCGTTTAAACATTATCATTCATTTTGTACCCAATTAGAAAATAATATAGATGTCGCGCTTTATATTGAAGATGATGTTGCGTTACTAAGTGTGCCTAACGCTATAGAATTTATAGAGACATGTATTAAGGAAATGAAAGAAACTGATGGAGATATTTGTTGGGTAGGTGGTGTGCATTACCTAGGCATTAGAGAGCCTGAGATAAGCGGTAAACACCTATATTATAGAGAGGATTATACTACAAGATGTACTCATGCGTTTCTAGTAAATAAAAAATGTATCCCAACTATACTTTCAAATTATCATTTTCAAAACCAGGTTGATATAATGTTAAATACAATAATATCTACACAAAAACTAAAAAATAGTTGGACTAGTCCGTTTTTTGATCAAAAAAGTCATTATGATTCGAATTGGAAATGCTCAGTTAAATGACCCCATCCTTTCGAGCTGTCTCTTATACATACGGTAATATTCCTTCAGAAGTTGTTGAATATCAAAAAAAAGTTTTTGATTTTCTAAATTTGCCTATCGATCAATATATAGGTGGGTACGATCATGGTCAGTTTTTAGAAAAAATCTTAACAGAGGCGAAAACAGATTATACTATATTTTTTGACATAGACTGTATTCCATTAGTACCTAATTTTGATTCTATTATACAAGAGGAATTATTAAAAGAAGAATGTTTAATTGGTATTGAGCAGACGGGCCATCCGAGATATCATATATATGCCGGGCCAGGGTGTATGGGATTATCTTCTAATTTGTATAAAAAATTAGAATCCCCTCAGTTAAATCAAAACTTTAGAAGTGATGTTGCTGAAGAGTTGACTTGGCGATGTGAAGAGAGGGCAATTAAAGTAAAGTTTTTTAAGGTGTCAAGTATTGAGCAACCTAAATGGCGATTAGGTTATGATAGAGAGTTTGGAATAGGGACTACTTACAAATATAGTAATATAGACGTATTATATCATCAGTTTGAAATTAGATACAATTACGGCAATTTTATAGAAAAATGTAAGTCAATACTAGGGACAAGTACTTAATATTTTAAATTACTTGAAATTCTATTGTGTAATTTGTATTTGCCCCTAATTGCTGCACTCGCATAGTATAAGAGCCTTGATTATAGGGAGCAGAAGCGGTAAGAATTTCTTGATTTATGTTACCGGGTCCAAAGTGTTGTTGTGCTAGCATTTGATCTGGATTATCTCCTGCTGTCCATTGAGACCCTGATTGAATTCCCAACCATGCTACATTATCTACTGAATTGTAATTCCTAAGTATAATTTTATTTAATATCTTATTATTCCCTACATTAAAGGTAAAATAATCACTATTTCCAGCTACAGAAGCAACAACTAAGCCATTACCAGTGTTTAAAGTTACAGGTGTAGGAACAAGTGCTATGTTTGAAAAAGGACCATTAATATTTTCTGCCCATATTGTATAACTAGGAGGCTCGGGGGAAGGTGATGGAGGGCAAGCACTTAAGAATCTTAAGTCTGTTGAGCTATTTAAATAAAATTGTGTTGAATCTCTATATGGCACCCTACTGAAAAATATATTATTTGTACTTAGTGGTATTGTTGATGTATTTACATAGCAATGTGATAGATACTGTGCAAATAATTCAGTTGCTGTTGTTGTTGCTATAGATGTAGCTGGAAATTTGCTAACAGTTAGATTTGTTGTAGGTGGTCGAGAAGGGTTATTAATACTAGGGTCTCCAAGACCATAATTGCCTGCTAGACCGGAGCTGGAGAGAGTGTTGACACTAGCACACTGCATTAGAAAATTTTTAGCTTGTTGCGGTGTAAAATGAGGAAATCTTTCTAATATTGTGCATAAAATACCTGCAATATTGGGTCCTGACATTGAGGTCCCGCTTAGCTTGCTCAAGAAATAACCTGAATAACCTGGGTATGTTACACCGCTTATGAAAGCACTTTGAATATATGAGCCTGGAGCATATATACTTACACCACTACCATACTGAGAGTATTCAGCTCTTGCAGCTACAGCGTCTATTAAAGAAGAAATAGTTCTACCTCCGATAGCCCCTACTGTTATAACTGGATTATCTTCATGTGATGTCCAATTAGAGATAGGATAAGCGGGGGAATCTTCTCTACTGTTACACGTACCCGAATTCATTCTATCGTCAATCGGGGTTACAATTAATATGTTTCCATTGCCCGCAGAATGAACAAAATGAATGCCATTATCGGTTAATTGTTTTACTTTTTGATCTATAACATCAACAGTACCACATGAATATCCGTAACTATTATTCATTACAGAAGGTCGTGAAGATAACCCTGGAACAGTCCTTTTATATTTGTGATACCGTTCAATTAAATCAAGCATTAAGTATAAACCTTCAGTAGAATTACCATACCCGTTAGATGTTGAAAAATTTATTCTCATTGAAAAAATTTGTGCATCTATTGCCCAGCCGCAACTAGAGCCTGCAACGGTTCCTGTGCAGTGTGTCCCGTGGCCGTTGGTATCTTGATAAAATAAGCTTCTATCTGATTGACAATTATAATCTGTTCTTGCAATTACCCCACCCCCGACCCCGGATCCGGGGAGGCCACCCCAATAATACATAGTATCTTGCTGTCCAGAAGATGCTAGTGGGTTGTTGTTTGGCCAAACCGTTAATGAAACTGTACCAGTAGAAGCACCATTATTAGAAACATAATCACTATTAAAAGGAACATAACTAGTAGATCCTATAAAAAATGGATGCGCGCTAGTTGTATTTACTAAATTAAAATCATAAACACCGGTTCTAAAACTAACAGGAAACCCACCGGCTGGGTGTCTAGCTGTAGGAACACCTACTCTATCTTTCACAACATAAACTGTATCTTTTTCAACACCATTAATAAAATATGAATTTTGTCCAGGATTACCTGGTGAAGCGCTAACAGTCACAGTAATATTTCTATCTGCTGTAACAGGGGCAAATAGTGACCAATTAAGAAACTGTAGTCTTGTTTGACCGTTTTGATCTAACCATTCAGGATGACCTGGTACTATTCCGGAATCAAGAATTATCGCATCAACACCACTACCTGTATAATGATAGGTAAACTCCATATCAAATGGGGGTAGCGCAGATAGAGAATTACACCTTCCAAACCCCCATTGTTCAGGGGTAGTATTACTACTAGAATTAAACGCCTGCCCAACAGTAGTTAATTGTCTTTTTTTACCAGCTTGACTATTAGGTTCAAATTGAACGTCTAACCTCTCTTCAACAATTACTACCCCAGGGCATTTTTTTAAAGCATTTGCTTCTTCCTCTGTTAAAAAGGCTTTAATAGTTGTAGATGAAGAAGACATGTAATCACTCACTTCAACACACCGAGAAAGGGAAGGGGTTTCAGTTCCTTCAGGAATAACTCCAGGTGTATATAATTGTTCAACAATACTGTCTATTTGGTCTTCTGTTGAAGCGGTTATAAAAAATTCTTTTTTCATATGTTTAGTCTAAATATTGTTACTACCGCGTTACCGCTTAATGGCGCAAGCGGTGGTGGCGGAGGTGTTGGTGGTAGGTTGCCTAAAATATTTAGTTCAGCACCCCACAGAGCAACGTGCGAACCAAAAGTTATATTGTCTAGTAAAAATACTGTAGGGTAATTATAAGAACCGGCAGCAGGTGATACAGTCCATCTAACTTCAAAACGCTTCCATTCATTAGTCAAATTACCATTTACCGGTATGGACACTCTATCAGAAAGACCGTCTTTTGTAACGCTTATTATTTCACCGCTATTAACATTAGTACCACTCAATAATCTAGCCCAAACAGACATCCTAAATTGTCTTCCTGGGTTATATTCATCTCTAAATTGCCATGATACATATCTAGGGGTAAAATTAGAAAATTCTGTATATATTGATCTGGCATCTTGTGAACCGTCAGGAGCTGTTCCGTAGCCAAGAGGAGAATTTTTTGTATTCCAACCATAATCCCATCCACCGCCCCCTGGTTCAAAGAAGCCATCTGGAGGGCATTCTACTCTATCAATACGAGCTGAACATGAAATATAATTTGTAGATAAGTTTGGAACATACGCACATAACATAGCCACATTAGAATAAACCGGGTTAGAGCCTCTTGCAGATATTTTTGCTCTTAGTCTTTTAACACTATTTCTAGAAATGCTTAAGGTGGAAAGTATAGGAGAGTCTGTGGCAACTGTAATATAGTTTCCTGAATATGGGAAATCTAAAGTTTCCCAATCAATAGTAACAGGGGTACTATTACTAGCAGAAGCTGTACAAGACACAGTAAAGGGCCTATCTGCAATAACTTCCACTAATTGTTGTATATTTTTTATTACAGATATATTAACATCGAGTGGCTTTACACTTAATGATGCAGAACTTGTAAAGTTTGGATGCCTTATATTGGAAGCGCTAAGCCTACACCTTATTAAAGAATTGTTTAAACTAGTTGTTGTTGACAGAAAAATAACTCTAGTTGTGGCAAAGTTAATATCATTGAAGGTAGAAGATTGATTTAGAGCTATTTGCCATTGATAGGTTATATTAAAGGTAGGTACTGTGACTCCTGATACTCCAAACGCTATAGTATCCCCATCATATACCGTGACGCTACTTGGTTGTTGGGTGATTGTTAAATTAGTAAATGGTATTATTGTTAAGGGTGTACCTAATTTTATTATAGGTATTTTAGTGCCTTTTAATAAGCTGAATCTCACTACCTTATTCTACTCTTATAAACCCACCGCTTAATGCGATGTAAGACAGTAGAACCTCCGTGCTTAATGCATCTAATCCGATTCTTAAATGAATTGGATTTGCGGGATTATAATCCATAGAAACTAAAGGCAGATTTGAAGTACCGTCGTTTTCCAAAGCATCAGACGCTTGGAATATAACTTTAGTACTTCCACCAACATCTATTGCTGCCCCGACAAACTGCTTTACCAAAGAGCGAACATTTTTGAGAGTATTTGTTCCGCTCAATTTAATAATATCTGTTGAGGTTTCATCAGACCAATTAGGTGGGGTAGTCTGGGTGGCTTGAACTCTGAGATGTTTAGCTACATTACTGTTTGTCATATCAAGATACAGCATACCTCTTAATGATCCGCCTTCTAACAATCTATTTCCTAGATCATTTGCACTTAGTGTAATATAATTACTATATTCCATTTGCACCGCGGGGGTCATAGAAGCCATGTAAGGTGTGAGTGTATATCTTAAATTACTTAAACTATTAACAGTTGTGTGAGTGCTGTCCCAATCAGCTGAAGTCTCATTTACAGAAGTATAAGTACTATCCCAATCAGCTGAAGTCTCATTTACAGAAGTATAAGTACTATCCCAGTCGGCTGAAGTCTCTGAAACCGATGTATAAGTTGAATTCCAGTCGGCTGAAGTCTCTGAAACCGATGTATAAGTTGAATTCCAGTCGGCTGAAGTCTCATTTACAGAAGTATAAGTACTATCCCAGTCGGCTGAAGTCTCATTTACAGAAGTATAGGTACTATCCCAATCAGCTGAAGTCTCATTTACAGAAGTATAAGTACTATCCCAATCAGCTGACGTCTCTGAAACCGATGTATAAGTACTAACCCAATCAGCTGAAGTCTCACTTACAGATGTGTATGTAGCATCCCAATTAGCTGATGTTTCACTAACGGAAGTGTATGTGGCATCCCAGTTAGCAGAGGTTTCACTGACGTCTGTATATGTAGCATCCCAATTAGCTGATGTATTGCTAACGTCTGTATAGACATTGTTCCAATCAGCTGATGTTTCACTAACGTCGGTGTATGTGGCATCCCAGTTAGCAGATACCGTGGCTATATCATTGGTTACAGAACTATATGCTTGATCCCAATCAGCTGATGTTTCACTAACGTCGGTGTATGTGGCGTCCCAGGTAGCAGAAGTGTTACTAACGTCGGTATAGACGTTGTTCCAATCTCCGCTTAACACATTTACCGTATCTCTAGAAGATTGAAGAGGTATTAATATTTCATCCACATCAGTTTTTGTGTAATATAATGAAGATACAAAATTACCGCTAACGGAGGCAAACTCTAAAACCAGTGAATCGACATATCGTTTAGATACAAACTCATCTGCATTTGTAAAATTAGTAGACAAGGTTTGAGAAGTTGTTAACTTCCCGATCATATTGTCACCTATATCTCTTATGTAGCTATTGCTAAGCGTGTTGTAGGTTGTATAGGTACCGTTCCATTTTAAGGAGTTGTTATTAACATAATCATATGTGGCATCCCAGTTAGCAGTTACCGGGGCTATATCATTGGTTACAGAACTATAAGCTTGATCCCAGTTAGCAGTTACCGGGGCTATATCATTGGTTACAGAGCTATAAGCTTGATCCCAGTTAGCAGTTACCGGGGCTATATCATTGGTTACAGAGCTATAAGCTTGATCCCAGTTAGCACTGGTTTCGCTTACCGAGGTGTAAGTGCTGTCCCAGTCAGCCGAAGTTTCGCTTACCGATGTATAAGCTTGATCCCAGTTAGCACTGGTTTCGCTTACCGAGGTGTAAGTGCTGTCCCAGTCAGCCGAAGTTTCGCTTACCGATGTATAAGTTGAATCCCAATTGGCGCTAGCTTCACTTACAGAAGTATAAGTACTATCCCAGTCGGCTGAAGTCTCTGAAACCGATGTATAAGTTGAATTCCAGTCGGCTGAAGTCTCACTTACAGAAGTATAAGTACTATCCCAATCAGCTGACGTCTCTGAAACCGATGTATAAGTACTATCCCAATCAGCTGAAGTCTCATTTACAGAAGTATAAGTACTATCCCAATCAGCTGACGTCTCTGAAACCGATGTATAAGTTGAATTCCAGTCGGCTGAAGTCTCATTTACAGAAGTATAAGTACTATCCCAATCAGCTGACGTCTCACTTACAGAAGTATAGGTACTATCCCAATCAGCTGACGTCTCACTTACAGAAGTATAGGTACTATCCCAATCAGCTGACGTCTCACTTACAGCTGTATATGTAGCATCCCAATTAGCTGACGTCTCACTTACAGCTGTATATGTAGCATCCCAATTAGCTGACGTCTCACTTACAGCTGTATATGTAGCATCCCAATTAGCTGACGTCTCACTGACGTCTGTATATGTAGCATCCCAATTAGCTGAAGTCTCACTGACGTCTGTATATGTAGCATCCCAATTAGCTGAAGTCTCACTTACAGAAGTATAAGTACTATCCCAATCAGCTGACGTCTCACTTACAGAAGTATAGGTACTATCCCAATCAGCTGATGTTTCACTTACCGAGGTGTAAGTACTATCCCAATTGGCGCTAGCTTCACTTACTGATGTGTAAGTGCTATCCCAACTAGCAGACGCGGTTTGTAACGGTGTTATAAAAGCTGATTCTTCCCAACTATCCGACAATGATCTTACTAGAGTTTCGACACTCCCCCAACCAGCTGAATTAGTTCTGGTTGTACTGTAAACCGAATCCCAACTAGCAGACGCGGTTTGTAACGGTGTTATAAAAGCTGATTCTTCCCAACTATCCGACAATGATCTTACTAGAGTTTCAACACTCTCCCAACCAGCTGAATTAGTTCTGGTTGTACTGTAAACCGAATTCCAATCATTACTATTTCCGTTAAAAGCATAAACTATATTCCTGGCGCTTAAATTAGAACTAACATTTACGCCATTTAAAAATGATATATGTAAAGTGTTTGCCCCGGTACCAGGTGTATCGTCACTATCAGAAATTACAGCTGAATTCCCTGCAGTAGCACTATAAAGATCTGTTACTGATAAACTTGCTAGATGGGTAAGGGCTCCTATGGTAACTTCATTGCTAGAGAGGTATTGCAAAACGGTACTTAATGCAAAATCTGGTTGCCAGTATCCGGAATTGGTTGTTGTTGTATTATAATTACTTACCCAGTTATTACTGTTTCTGCCATTTCCTGTTCCTGCTAAATCTATGCTGTTAGAAATATTTAAACCTGCACTAATAGTTACCGTTGTCGAATTAATCTCAAATAAATTTCTTCTAACTGTATCCGAAGTGCCGTTACCAACAATAAAGAGACTTGATGACGGTTGATTGTATAAACCTATAACAACCTGATTAGATCCGTTGCTAATTAATGATTCACCACCTACGGTGACAGAATTATTACCATAAACATAATTGTTTCTTCCTGCAAAATTACCAGAAAAATTACCTACTACTACACCTTGATATCCTAAGCCGTAAGAAAAATTACCGTAAGACTCTGATACACTACCTAGTACACTGTTTTTAATTGTACCTCCGCTAAGATAAGAAAAATTATCTGCACTGGTAAACCTATAGTTCTCTCTCTCAAAATAAAACCCTGCTGTACCGAATGTTGGTCTATGTACTGTGTCTTGTGAACCACCGTACAATACCCAGCCAGCATTTCCAGCTGCAGAACAAGATATTGTTATGTTTTCAAATGCATATGAATCCATTAAATTACCTATAGTAATTTCTAGATCGTTTCCATTTTTTGCTCTTACATAAGCATCAAAATAGCCGTATCTGTAAGTATTACTGTTGGTTAAGGTGTTGTTGGGTCTATCTGGTAAAATAAATCCTGTTCCCGCAGGGGATGTGGAGGGCATTTCCCTTGGTACCCATAATGTAAGAGGGGAGCCACTCTTAAGTCCAGTTAAAACACTAGAATTAGTAAATCTAACTAAAACATGTTTAGGAATATTTTTATAATTACCTGTAAGACCTACGTAATCAGTACCTGGTGTTCCAATTTGACTTGTAATAATAGAGACACCAGGGTTCCCTCCATTTGCTCTAGACTGTAAATTGACATTTTGTCTTGTTTTTTGTGCTGGTACCCAGTTGGATTGATTACCTATAAATAAATCAAATCTAAACGTGGAGAGCGTTGGGTTAGCAGAAACCTGAGTACACTGTGCATTATATGATGCTGCTACTATACCGGCGACCCCTGGGTTAACAGCCAGAGTGACAACCTCACCAACATTGATTAGAGAATAGTTTGTATTGGTGGTTGAGTTAACTCCAATTAATACCCCTGTCAATCTATCAGTATTTGTTAAAAGTAAAGCGTTGTTAGTGTCAACAAATCCACCCTGATTGGCAGTAATAGTTGTAGAAATTTGAAATTGAGGTAGGGTGTGTACAAAAAATCTATTTGTATACCCGCTAGGTAGGTTATAACCATAAACATCGCTAACATTACCACCCATGGTCATTTGCCATTCTCGGGTAGCGTTAAATGGCGCGCCTACCCACATTACGTGGGTGTGATCTGAACCCCCGGTAAAGTTATTAATACCTGCTCTAAAAGTCATTCCGTGTGTAATGGCGGCTCTTCCATCACTTACAAATGTTGTGCCTGGGTCCATGTTATCTACGTTTTGAATATGAAGTCCGTAGACACCTAGGTTAGGTAAATTCCTTACGGAAGTATCGTAAGTAGGTGATTGGCCTTTAAGTATCAAGCCGCCAGGTAATGCAAAAGTTGATTCGGAATTAAAGAAATCGTAATTTTGCCGAAGCGTTGCACTTAAGGCAGGGTAATCTGAGTTTTTAACTAGCGTTCCAATCTTAGGTGAAATTACTATTCCACCGGCGCTAATTCTATCTGTTACAGTATTGCTTAGTGTTCTTACGTCGTTTGTAGAAAGATAGTTTGTTACTGTAGGTAGTATTTCAGCACTTTCTTCCCAAGTCGTGGATAGTGCTTGTACAGTGTTCTTAACACTATCCCAACCAGCTGATATTTCTGAAACCGATGTATATGTCGAATTCCAGTTAGCAGTTACCGGGGCTATATCATTGGTTACAGAGCTATAAGCTTGATCCCAGTTAGCAGTTACCGGGGCTATATCATTGGTTACAGAGCTATAAGCTTGATCCCAATTAGCAGATGTATCCCTTACAGATGTGTAATTATTATCCCACTTAGCACTATTCTGACTTACTGAGGTGTATGTTCCTCCACCATCGTTCCAGCTTGCACTAACAGCAGCTACACTACCATAAACACTATCCCAGTTAGCAGAGTTGTTTCTACTAGATGTATAAACTGAATCCCAATTAGCAGAATTATTTCTACTAGATGTATAATTGCTGTTCCAATTAGCTGATACAGCAGCAACATCTGATATAAAACTAGATTCTTCCCAAGCATCTGAGAGTGACCTTACTGTTGTTTCGACTGATTCCCACCCTCCACTATTATTTTGGGTAGTACTATATACACTATTCCAGTTAGCGGATGTATCCCTTACAGATGTTTCTACACTCTCCCACCCTGCAGAATTACTTTGTGTAGTACTGTAGGCGGAATTCCAATTAGCAGAATTATTTCTACTAGATGTATAGGTACTATCCCAGTTAGCAGAAGTGGTTCTTGAAGATGTATAATTGCTATTCCAATTAGCTGATGCATCTCTTACAGATGTTTCAACTGATTCCCAGCCCCCACTATTGCTTTGTGTAGTGCTATATACACTATCCCATTCAGCTGAATTTGCTGAAGTTGCTGTATATGCCTGATCCCATTTTCCACTATTTTGTAAGACACTTGTATGTACTGATTCACCTAACGTTTTTAAGAAAAATATTTCTGCTAAATCTCTGTTACCTGATAATATTTTATATAAGCTAGTAAAGGTGTCGACCGCACTTAAACTACCAGAGACTATTAAGTCACCAGGCAAAACTATTTCAGAATTTACCGGGTAAGCTGAAGCAGGTAAAAAATAGTTGTAGCTAGAATCAATTAGATTCTTAAAATCTGCTTCTGACGGAAATTTGCCAGTCTTAAATGCAGTGTATAATTCAGCTATATTGACAATTGCCACGAATTATTTATTCCTGGAGCTGCTGGGATTTGAACCCAGGTCTTGAAAAGATTCACTATAAGCCACTACAAGTGTATTCTGGTTGAGATTCATAATATATTAAACCAGACAAAACATATTAAATATAATGATTTTATACGCTTGATAGATAACCATTAAAACACATCAAGTCGAAAGCTAGTAACACGCCTTGCTCTACAAGCTTTTATCTACAGCAAGACGATCGAACTAAACTAGTTCGAGTTCGGCTTCTGCGTCTTCGAAGCCATACTGTGCAAGAACTGCATCAGCTTCTTCTAGACTCATGGCCATGTCGAAGTTATCTTCGGCAATTGATTTGTTTGCTATTTTTAATTGGAATGCCCCAATACTTGCAACCTATACCTACACCATTCAATCGATTCCATTCAGCCCCAGTTATCAAAGAACGATTTATTATAATCTATTTATTCTAAAATTCCAATACTTCTGAAAGGAAGCGGTTTTCCATTTTTATCATTAACAGTTATACCGTCAATATGGCCAGCCATATACGAGCCATGGCCTTCCCATTTACCACAATACCAAATAGGCTTTACTTCTTTACCTTCTAGAAGTCTTCTTCTGTTAAAGGAAGTCTTATGACCAGGTGTTCTGCTTCCTGCTTGGGGATTTGTTTTTGAGGCTGCCATATATTATATATGACTATATTTCTTAAATACTACAAAAAAAATACCGAGATTACTCTCGGTATTAATTTTCTACGAAACTCTCGTAGAGGAGGAATTAAGCAACCTGAAGACCGCTCCTACGAATGGCGCGGGTCAGATCACGAGCATCAACGCGACGAATGCGCGTAGTATACTGATTCTTCGGCTCAAGAACACGAGCGCGCTTAACGGTAAATTGACCGCCACGGGAACGCTCGATCTTAACGTAAAACGTCTTCGGCCGAAGATCCTTATTTGTATAATCGATTGACATATTCATTCCTCCTTTCATACATTGATAATAACATATGTGTAGAATAAATCAACATACTATGAGCGAAAAGATAAATAATTTTATGAGAGATTGCGTTTGGATAAGAGCTGCTTTATATTTTTTTATTGCCGCAATCCCGGCATTAATGGTTGATCTCGGTCAGTATAAATCTTTTAGCGAAATAAGTGATATTACTGTGGCTATTATCGTTGCTAATTTTCTTCTTCAAGGGTTAATTGCAGTCCGGGCATTTATTGATCAATCTATTAGTCGTACTAAAGAAAGAAAAGAAAAAAAGGTTGAACTGATAAATGGCTAACCTAAGTACTTACATGAATATATTTCTACCTTTAGCTCTAATAACAATTTTAGCCGGTTGCTCTACCACAAATAACGGTGGTGGTTCCGATGTTGGCGGTACTACACCCAGTCAGGCTGTAGAGAATGCTTTACCTTATATTGCCCCGGCTGTAACTCTTGCCTGTACGGTTGTCTTGGAGCAAGCCGTTTCCCCAGAAGATAGAGTAGAGAAGGCAAAGATGATTAATCATGTTGCAACTATTGTTGAAAGTCTAACCCGTGGTGCAACCCCAACACCGGATCAACTTCAAAAAGCTTTAGTTGATTATCTACCTCAAGACAAGACACACTGGGTAAAATATATAACAGTGGTTAAGGACATTTATGCAGCACAATTTGCAAAGCTTGATGGTGATGCAAAGCTTGGTATAGATTTACTCAATGCTATTGCCAAGGGCTGTAAGACAGCAACCGACGAATACGTAGAGTAAAATGGACTTTACCGCCATCTTTAAAGCAATTGGCGAGGTATTCGGATTAATAAACAACTGGATGGGTCATAAGAATACCCCGGAAATGAAAAAAGCTGAACAACAGCAAAAAGAAGTTGACCGTCAAAATGAAATTGAAAAAGCTTTAAAGGAGAAAGATATTGAAAAGCTTCGCCGTTTGCTATCTCAGTAGCTTAATTCTTGTAGGGTGTGCAACAGTAACACCTGATAAAGTTAAAGATAATACTGCTTCGTTTGATTCAACTACCCCACAGCAATATGACTCACACAACTCAGGTGTAATCGGGTTTAGTCCCGAAGGCAAAGGTATACTAACAAGTAACGGGGTAGAGCGCTACAATAATCTCATAAAGGATTACAAACTACAATTTAGAGCGTCAAAAGGTGTAGAATTAAAAGAAAATGATGGTATTACAGAGTTTCTGGACAAACACGGTAATGTTCTGTTTTATATCGACCATCAACACTTAGTTTATTTTGGCATTTTGAATAGCTGGAGACGAGATGGTAAAGATGTGGATGGGCTTTGGGATAAAGCAAAGGCATGGGTAAAGTGAAGCTACTTCTTATTGCAGTTGCAGTGATGTTGTCTTCTTGTGCGCCGGTTTCAGTAGAGGAAGAATATAAGACAAAATACCCGGAAGTCCCAACTATGCAATCTGCAGAAGACGCTAATACTGGTCAGTTATTCAAGGAGTAGTTATGGGCTGGTCATCTAGAGATAATAACTTACGTAGAAGATCTAATCAACCTTCTTCTAGTAAGCCTATAGAACCAAAGAAAAAGGATAAACCGATTGTAATACAACCTCTTGTATCTGAAAAAACAGATTTAAGTGTTTTGGATGAAAGAAGTGCAAAGAATGTTGCAACTCTACACACAAAAGTTCAACAGCTATTTAAAAATTGGATTGCTGAATGTCAAATATTGGCCAAAGCACACGGCTATGAGTACAAGGCAATTTCAGGAAATAGAACATGGGAAGAACAAGCAAAAATTTATGCACAAGGAAGAACGGCACCAGGTAAGATTGTTACTAACGCAAAACCTGGATTCAGTAATCACAATTACGGAATTGCCGTAGATATGGGAGTTTTTAAGGATGGAAAATATCTAGATAGTTCTAAGCCTTCAGAAGCAGAAGCATTTCATAGAAAAGCTGCTACTGTTGCAGAAAAATATGGTATTGAATGGGGCGGTAGTTGGAAATCGTTCAAAGACTATCCCCATTTTGAATATAAAACCGGTAAAACAATTTCACAATTAAGACAGATAGTTCTAGAAGGTAAAGATATTTTGGCCTAAATAATTATACGAAATTTAAGCGTACTCTTAAGTGGTTTATTATAATAGGCCTGTTTTTAGGATCAGCCTACATAAGCTTGGAATCTGGCTATTATCTAGGTAAAAACAGTACTTTTAAAACTTATAATTATACTAAACTACCAAATTCTTGTTTCTTAGAAGCATTAATTCACGCTTCAAGAGCAAACCTAGTTTTAAAATCTGAAACCAGTCCTGACATTTATTCTTCTATTTTTGGATATACCTATAAACACGAAGATGACATTATTTTAAATGGTAAAAAGGCTGCACTTGTTTTTGGCCATGCCGTTTGTATATTCGAATATAAAAATAAATTGTGGGTGTATGATACCAATCACGGAACTATGTATGTGGGTATTACAAGAGATAAATTAGAATATAACAACATAATGAAAAAATGGACGGAAGATACTTACAAAATTAAAATAGAGAAAAGTTTTGTACTTGATGACTGGGCACTTCCAGCTAATATTACTGATCACCAATAGTAGCAAGCTGTTGTAAATAACAATCACGCTCCTCTGGATGCTCAATTAAACCTTGATTTAAATTCATTAATCGCATATTATTGAGTTGTTGGTGCTGTAGGTCTACAGAGAGTTTATTAAAATCTACTTCATAATTCTCTGACAATCTTTTTGCTTTAACTTTACCATACCCAGCCAGTCCTTCAATGTTATCAGATGCATCACCCATGATGCTCTTATATAATAAATATTTGTCTATTGATACAGGAAAGTGTTGATCAAAATTTTGTAAATTAATCACAATTTTTTTAATGGGTGAATATAGCTCCACACATGAGTTAATTAGTTGAGCCATATCATTATCAGTAGAAACAACTGTCTTTGTACCTTCTAAATGATTGCAAAGGAATGCTATCACATCATCTGCTTCCAAAATACCTGGAAACATGAGATGAATGCCTTGTTGTTGCATAGTTTCATGAATTTTATCTTCTGCTGCATGCACAGTTTGCCACATGGAACTATCCCTGTTTTGTTTGTAATTATGTTCTTGGCGGCGATAATTTTTCTTACCATGTATTAATCGTTTGTCTGATACAGCATAAATTGATGTAGGTTCAAACATGCGTATGTACTTGTTAATGCTACGCATGTATGCACTAATCATGTCATTAGTGTTTGGGCCTTTTAAAACATGATAAACACGATACAACAAATTTGTTGCATCAACGATTAAAATACGTTTCATTGCTTGCTTTCAAGCAACAGCTGCTTTTGCATGCGTTTAATAGCTCTGTCCTTAGCCTTGAGTTCCACTTCCCAAACTACTGGCAAGTCATAATCCGAAGGCAAGCTAGTAGCATAATCTGCATGCTTGCGACTACCATTAATGCCTTCTGAATAATGAAAGATGGGTATATAGCCCGGCCACGTGGCATATGCAGCCTCAAATGCTTGACGGTGACTCAAACCATCTGGTAACATTTCATGATGCAAATTGTCATATGTAATAGGAATACCCTGTCTAGCATGAAAATAAGTAACAAGATTCTTAATACTCCACACGCCTTTTTTGTTGTCGTTGTTCTCAAATACTAATCGCTTGGTAACACAAGCAGGGCACTGCTTCAAACTTTGTATCACATTGTTATAAATTACTTCTGCATTACCATCTTTGCGAATATGAATGTTCAGAGGTGCTTCATATGATTCAGGTAGATCAAGCAATTCAAATACAAGTGCATGAGCAATCAAATCACGAATACTGTTGGCAATTACTTTGGGGTTTTCAGAAGTTAAACTTATGAATTCAGAAGGATGAGCTGAAAAACGCAGACCTGAATTTTTCATAGTTATTTTTGCTTCATTAATTGCATGTAACATCTCATCTTGCATGGGTAAAGAATGGAAATCCAAATTCAAGTCTGGGTGATTAATTACTGGAATGAGATCGCTGCCAATACGCAGTCCTGCTAGTTTCATGCTTTGACACAACTCTACAGTAGTTTTGAGAGTTTGAAAATTGGTAACTATGCGTTCACACAGTGTTT